GCGGTTTTCATGCAGCAGATTTAACGCGCATCCCCATGTGGAATGTTACGCCCCCAGCTTGGGTTGCGCCTTCAACTGCAAGTGGGGAGCGAGTCCAACACAATCCACCACTTACGTCTACATCTGCATCCTATTTACGGCGCGGCCTGCTCCTTCACAACATGTTCCTTTTGCACACAACCCCAGTATTAGACCCTTCTCAGTATATTTTTCCGCGCTACCGCACCCTCCCGTAACTATACAATTAACATTTTAGTAGAGCGCTAGCTACTTGCCGTTTGATTCATCACCTAAGTACACTCATAGATCCCTCAGCATATGCTCAANAACTACACTCTTACATCNTCAGTAATAGGAGGACAGCTACATTCTCATCACCTCCCAGATGGCAGTGCCATCTAAAAAGCAGGTGGGGTTATGAGCCCCTACAGCTTAACTGCCTGCTTTCCCATTTCATCCCCATATGCATTTCCTAAAGCCGATCAGACCATCATATACTGCTTTCTTGAAGATTTCCCTCCTGTCAGGCGGCTCTGCATCCGTGAATTGTTTGTACGTTTCTACTAGTTCATCGTACATTCTATCGAGATCAAATGCGTATGAGTCTTCGATACCGACGTAGTTATCTTCCAAGAACAAGAGGAGATCTTCAAGGGGACATGTATCCCACGTGACTTCGAGGAATACGTTGTTAATAGCATCCATGAAGTTATGGATTAGTTCTTGTCCTTTCGGCGTTACAGTTAGGCACACAGCAGTGGCCTTATCGATGTAGTCAAAGTCTTCTCTCATGATAGCACCTTGAATTTCTTGTTGCAGAGGAGACAGACAGCCTCCTCTGTGTTAATGTGTTCGACATACGTGCTTTTGCATCTCGGGCACTGCGCTACTAGCTCGCCCGACTCTTCGCAAAAGATTAGGTTCATGTATTACCACTCTCCATATTCTGAAGAAACAGTTTCTCCTGTTTCAAGATTTATTATGTCTTTCCGCCAGCTGTGATCTAAGATCTCCCAGTTGTTGCAGAGATCGGAACCAAGTGATGAATCCACGACCACATGGTTGTACGTGTAGATATTTGTGAATTCATCAGCATTGATATCTAGGTAGATACCGCTGTTGTTAATGTCTACGCGCTTCGACAGTTCGTCGAAGATTTTATCAAGCTCCTCGTGGAGCAGTTGTTTCAGGTTTTGTATTGTTGTTACCTCCTGATTTCAATATATCCCATACGGAATGCGTATGCGATTGTTCGAACTTCGAATAGACATTCGTCGTCATATGTTTGTTTATATGACGTCGCGATTGATTCTCGTATTGAATCAATGTTGATTGGGAAGTCAATCGGGGGTTCATCTGCACAGATTGAGATGATGTTGACGACTTCACAATTTGCGATATCGCCGGTGTAACCTCCTCCTGAGTCATCTTTCTCAAATAGGTCGTCTGACCACTTGAGACCCTTTGATGTTGCTGCTAGTTTCATTGTTACCTCCTGATTAGATGAGTTCTGAGAACTCATCGATAATGTCTTCGTCGTCCAGTGCTCCGTCGTAGAACTCGTAGAAATATGTGCAGATCATATCTCTGAGCGCTTCGACATCATAGCGGTGGCCTATACTCTTCACATAGCGGTGAAGTACCACTAGGCCTTCATATAAATCAACACGGTAATTACGTGTCCACCACCTCCAGTAGTTTTGTGATAACGATGGGACGAAGTTGTCCGGGCATAGACCTGTTAGTGGGTCTATTGTTTCACTAGAAAAGTCTAGGTAGCCGTACTGACAGAGCTCCGTCATGGTGTTGATTTCATCACGGGGCTTCTGCTTTTAGTATTGGGCATATGGTGCCCACTCAAATGTTTCTGACATGTTGTTTACCTCCTTTTGATATTTCTCTTCATCACCATTCCGCCGTAGATGTANGCGCAGAATAGCTTTTCANTTACATCCATGTCTTCGCGCGCCCCCAACAGCAGCAATACGTCTGTGTGGGAGTTTGCTTGATATGTGATGTTGTTCATAATCTGTACTAACTGAGTGTGGCGTTCATCTGTAATGCCGAGTTCTTTGTCAATGTATCCCATTGTGGTTACCTCCAAACCTTAAATGTATATCGGGTGATGAAGAACCCGATATACGTGGTGTAGATATGTTGATGCTATCCNNGTTTACTTACTCCCGTTCTTGGTAGAAGAGTTGGAGGGAGGCTNGAGCCTCCGCAGCATTCCGCTACCTGCAAGCTCGAAGCGCTTGTATTCTTNCCTGTACCCAAGGCCGTAGATACGGCGGTATAGGTTGTCCTTTTGTTTGCCGCTGACCATCGCCGCGAGTTGCTGCTGGCGAATCTTCTTGAGCTCGCCCTCAGGCATTGTCTGGATGGTTCTCCCTTGCTTGAAGGAGATGGGTACTTTGCTGTCCTTCATCGCNGCGTATTTGGCAGTGAGGATGACATTCACCATCTGCGCCAGCACGCTGATTGGTGCTTCCTCGAGTTGGGTTTCGTCGAAGATCTTGTCGACCGCCTCGATGATTTCTGAGTACGGAAGGGAGTTGCCTCCGGGTTTTGATTTGCGCGCGGTGTACTTTGCAGCCGCTTCCGCGTAGAGTGCGGCGATATCGATCTCCTGGCTCTGCTGCTTTTCGGTCTCAGACATGGTTTTGACCTCCTTGGTTGCCGGAACTGCCGGCACAGTTTTCTCCCGCTGTGCGTTGTTCTTAGGGTTGTTGGTTGTGTTTGCCATATACATCACCTCCAATGTTGTATGGCTTACAGAGTAGACAACGAGTCCTGCCGTTGGCTACAAGGTGTTCGACATCCGATGCCAAGGTTGCTCAGGACGAACCCTCATCGCAACCTTGTAGGTCAAGGGGTAGCGACTATAATCTACCGCTACCCTTTCTTGCCTAACGAAAAGGTTGGGGTTAGAGTTTACTACACCCCTGGAAGTACCTCCGTATTTCAAGGAAGTCAGCTTTCTTACATGGAGGAACTTCCCCAAAGTTGATGGGTTTGTTACACTCTTTACACCACGGCCTAAAGCCGTTGAGGCCGTAGTGTATACAGTCTGTACATGGTTCTTTCTGTCTGTTCATGGAGTTACCTCCCGAATGTTGGTGTGCACTAACCCAATGCACCGGTGGCCGAAGAGCTCTGCGGTTTTGAAAGTGTGTGGATTACGTTGTGCAATCCAATACACTTCATTCTGTGTTAGTNTGTAACGTGGCGGCATGTTTCTGACAGCNATGCCGACAGAACAGGAGCCTGTNCGACTTAACACATNCCTNAGGAGTATCGTTCTGTGATANTCCTTATAGCGATCTTCAATCGTCATTGCAGATGACCTCGAAGTCTGCTACTTCGGAGTTCATNATGAACTCCGCGTNTTCACATCTCGCTACGGCTTTACCGCTTACTGCCTTAGCGCAGTANGCTCTGAATGGGCATTCGCGTACTTGGTAGTACGTGACGCCCCCATATGTGCGGGTAATTCCGCACCTTAGACCNTTGTTCATAGTCTATACCTCACGCTCGTAGGGACGCACCCTTGCGAGCTTCGTGGGTAAAAACTATTGAAGGAGGACGTGCAGGTCCTTCATAGTAAGACATTAATGTTATTACATACAACACCTCCTAGTAACACTTCCACCATTCGTANTTGCCTTTCTTGATAGGAACAAATACATAAGTTACTCTACAACAGTACATTGTGATAACGCCGTTATCATCTTCTTCGCCGTCTAAGAAGTTTGTCCTCTCGAATAGTGAGTCTATTCCTTGCTGTGTGATGTTGCGGTAGAACTCGCAGTTGATGTTGTCGAGACCATATTTGGAAAGCTGTTCCGGGGTTAATGTTGTAGTCTTCATAGCCATCACCTGGAAATGGGTTTAGTTGGTGTCTCCTGCACTAAGTAGGGGAAGGAGATTGTGTTCGTCTTTCTGGCAAATATGGCGTCGAGGATATCCTCGATCTCCGTGTTGTTGAAGTTGATTGTCATAAGTTGTTCCTCACGCTCTGCTAGCCGCGACTAACAGAGTTTCGTGGGTAAATGTATAGGTAGCGGATATGCAGATAGCTTCTCCCAACGGCGATCTACAGAGGTCTTAGCCTCTACGATCATGAATAGAGTATCTCTAGCCATTGCCTTGCGAATATGGCGATCAAGATCCTCACTGCTGGCGCAGATAATAGCTACGCCTTCGACAACAACAATATACACTGTGTTCACATCCTATACGAAATCTCTAATTGGGATTGAACCCTACGCCTGATAGCGATTAGAGACGTGATCTAGCTTCTTCCTTAGTCAGTGGGCTGTACGGTTTCATATGAGCCTCGTATTCGTAGTCCATGCAGCCGGGGAAGGAGAAGTAGTCATATGGCATGGATCCGTCTGTTACTGCTTCAAGTGTGTCGATAAATTGCCTGAATGTTATGTAGTCAACTTTAACACATTTGTCTTCATCATCTTCGATGTCGACATCGATAGGCGCAAAGTCATGGATGTTATAGTCAAGCTTCTCAACAGACTCGAAGCACCACCTGAACCAGAGTGTACACTCTACATCCCATCCATAGAGGCTAATACCNGAGGTTANGCGAGTTGCGATNTCTCCATTGGNAGTTAGGTGTATACCATCGTAGTCATTTGATATGGCTTCGAAGTCTAAGAATGTACCAAACATGTGAACAATGGGTGGGTATTTGTCTACTAATGCCTTTAAGTCTTCATATGAGTCGATAGTGTATACCTTTGCATCATTGCGCGGCTTAAGGAGATATATGTCTTCATACCCGTTGTTGTAGAATTGCTCATTATGCATCCACCTTATCCAGTCGGAGCCATACTCCTCATTGTATGTAGATGTCCATATGCCGCCGTCGGGTTTGACGAACATACGGTTGGTTATTGGCTGTACTAGCTCCTTCTTCGGCTCTCTGCCGACAAATGCTTGAAGAGACATGATCATCACCTAATCTCCAGTTTAACGGTAATTTGATTATGTATAGAATCAAATCACCAGTTATAGAGAAAGTTATACTTTCTCACCCCATGACCATACAGCGGGGGGTAGGGGGAGGGGGTGTGGTACATGTAGTTGATGTTTGTCCATTTGCTAATGAGTAGTTGCTGGCGTATGGTCGCGGCTAAACGAATTGCAAATAAGAGAGATATGAGCGATTTAAGCGCGCATATAATCGCTATATTAGCGATATAACGTGCGATTGTAGTTAAACAATGTATAACTATCACTTGCTATTAAGAGAGCTTTTAATCGCAAATATAGCGCATGAAGTCTTTTCACCCTAGTATAGTGTGTTTGGCAGCAATATCTGGTGGCGAGTAGCCCCTAGAGCGCGCGCTACAGTTTTTTCTTAAACATTATATATTTTCTTTAATTCTTTAAATACTTTCTTATCCCTTCATATACAGGAAATTACAACTATACCTCATGGCAGACAAATGTCCTATGTGCGAAGCGGGCGCAATAGGAATGGTGTGGTCCAGAGATATCATTTCGGGGAAGACGTCAGTTGAAGAAGCCGCAATGTTCTTCAAGATGACGAGAAATGAGGTGATGGATCATGTTAATACTCATCAAATCAAGGTTGATTCAAAGACTGGTGAGTATGATTCCGAAGACTTCTACATGAAACGCCTGCTATCGATGTTAAAGAAGCTTGAAGACTGGGTGGATTATATCTGTAAGATCCGGGAATTCGATAGGGAGAACATTAAACTCGCTGTTATGCTTACCAAAGAAACGCGCGCAACTCTCCGTGACCTCATGGAATTCCAAGGGCGCCTCAACCAGGGTGGAAATGTTAATGTCCGCATTGAAAAAATGAACACACAATATATTGAACTTACGAACATGATCGTCCAGGAGGTGTGTCCATCATGTCGCAAAAAAGTTCTCGAAGCTATCGATCATATGCCGGCAATCGAAGCGACGACTCCATAGATACCTCGAGTAAGAACCATCTCGACTATCTAAAAACAGTAGCACGCGGCAAAATGGATCCGGTCTGGTGGACGAACGAAATCCTCGGGGTTACTCTATTTCCGGCGCAAGAAAAAATCATGCGGGAGTTCTACCAAAATAGATATAATCCCAAGCTCCCNCAGTATAAGCAACTCATTTTAGTTGCAGGTATGCGAAGCGGCAAGACAGCGCTTGCATCCGTTATGGGATGCTATGAGTTCTGGGATGCTATAACGATGCCGAATCCCGCTGAACACTATAAGCTATTGAAGAATCAGAAGCTGTTTATTCAAATTGTGTCTGTCAGTGAGAAGCAGGCTTCCGACGGTGTTTTCTCCAACGTCCAGACGATGATAGAGGGCTGCGAGTGGCTTCACACGTGGTTTGACATTGAAATACGATCTGATAATGTTGAGTGCGATGCTAAGAGAGTAAAGCTGCAGACTCTCTCAAGTTGGGCGACCACCGCCGTGGGAAGAACTTCCAAGTGCGTTATATTTGATGAGCTCGCATTATTTGAATCAACGGGCGGTAAGCGTGGCGCATGGGAGATATGGTCGCGTCTCAAGAAGTCTACTGACACGCTAGGAGATGACGGCCATGTCATTGCAATCTCATCACCCCAACATCCAACCGACATTATTATGCGTCTTCACATGGAGGGTAAGGCCGCGATGAAGCGCGAGTACGAGATTCGTACAGGCAAGATCCCCATCCCCCCGAATTATAAGCCTAATAACATCCTTACATATAAGCTCCCTACCTGGGAAATGAACCCGCACTTCAGCGAAGCAGCGCTTCGAGAAGAATACAAGCGTGACATGCCGACCTTCTATAGAGACTATGCATGTAAACCTGAAATCGCAGGCGGCGTCGCATTCCCNGAAGGTGTCTTCCTCAAACCCATGGTGAATATCCTTCAGTTAGAGGAAATTCCCTTAATGACTGACCAATTCAGAGTGTTAGCAATTGACCCTGCCGTCACAAACGACCGCTTCGGTATTGCGTGCGGCTACACAGACCGCATGACAGGTGGTATAGTCGTGGATGGAGCGCACCGCTTTACCAAAAAGGAAGGCGACGCATTCATTCGCCCATCCGAGATCCGCAAATACCTTGACTACGTTATTCCGCGCATCAACGCCAATGTCTTCATCTTCGACACGTGGATGTACCCAGAGATCATCGAGCATGTTGTCGACACGTACGGCATGGAGTACGTTAAACATATTGTATCAAAAGAAGACTACGATAGGTGGAAAGAACAGCAATCTGAAGACTTCCCGACTCCAGTTCGCGTTGTCTACGACGAGCAACTGAAATATGAAGCTGAGAATCTATTGGTCATTAATGAACGTAATCCGAAAGTTGACCATCCATTCGGTGGCAGCAAAGATATAGCGGATTGNGTTGCAAACGTAATCTGGTATTTATCAACAGAGCAGCCTACAAATCTATTACCAGACTCAATCTCTCTTCGCNTAATCTAAAGGTGATATCATGGGTATAGCAAAAACCTTAACTCGGAAGGTNAAACANGCCTTCGCGCGCCTTAACACAGGTGCAGCCGGCAGTTCCGCAGACCACATCTACGCNGGTAAGCAAGTCACNAATTCCCTCGCCCAGTTCCTCATCGACATCACGAATTGGCGCGATATGGATGAAGCTGACATCTATGAACAAATGTATAGCCTAGAACCGGAAGTCGGCGGCGCCATTGACCGNATTAGCACGATGACGTCCGATTCCTTCAAGCGCTTCAAGATGTCAGATAAGGACACCGAGTACGATGAGTTAGAAGCAGAAATGCTCAGAGAAGCCGAACACCTTGCAGCCACCTTGAATATCAAGAATGAATTTGAGAAATACGCTGAACTCCTCATGATGCACGGGAACGTCTACATCCACAAACTCCCCGGCTTCACTTATGAAATACTTCCCAACAAATCAGTCACCATATTAGATGACTTATCTCGCATCGGCGGTTCTTCCAACACCACCGCTATTAGAAAAGCCAATTACTACATCCTTGACGAAGGCTTGCCTACAGAGCAGCGTTTCCCTGCCGATGAAATCATCCACATTAAGTTCAAAGACACNCCCATCTGGTGGACNGACTCCAAGGGGCGCAAAACATTCGGNATCTACTCCATCTCACCACTCCACCGNACGGTCCTCCCGATCTGGGAGAAGCGTCAAATCACAATCATCGACGTCATCTGGAGATGGCGGAATGTGCCGCGCGAACAGCACCAGATTGACGCTTCGCTCTTCAGCCTCGATAAATACCCCGGGAATATAGACCAGCGAAGAAAAGCTGCCAACGCTGACATGGAGAGAGTAATTGCTAGCTACGCACGTGCTCTTAAAGACCAAACTCCAGACCAAGGCTACGTTACCTCCTCCGCGGTTACCATTAACCCCATTGAGCACTCCTCAAGCTATCTCTCTACAAATGACCGCATTACTCAAAACTCAGACCAAGTCTGGACCTCCTTATCACTCCCCCATAGTGTCGTCGCGGGTGGTTCTAGTGGATCCTACTCTTCCGACCTAGTCCTGAGTTCGTATGTTGCTAGCAAGATCGAACAGCTCGCTAACAAAATCAAGCCGGTAATCCTTGACAACATTAGGAAGCGCCTCCTCGCTATCAACTCCTCCTACCCTGTCGATGAAATAGACATCAAGATTGAATACGTGATGGCGAACTCGAAAATAGAACTAGCCCGGCAAATGGTAATGATGAAGGATGTCGGAATCTTTACAGAAACTGAGCTCCGGAACCTCCTCGGGTATTTAGAGCTGCGTAAAGATCAACGTCCCTTCCTAGTAAACAACGAAGGTACATCCACTTCGAAATCAACAGAAGCCCCGCCTGGCCTACAGTACCCGGAAACACCACATAGTTCGGCGCAACACTCTACAGACGCTGGAACTGCAACCATCAACCGATCTCTGAGATCCCCTTAATATTAAGGAAATCTCATTCTCTTTATAGGTGGAATGGAGATGAGCGACCGTATTTGGAAAACTGCAGACGTTCTCCATGTTGATGGAGCTTCCATCCGCGCTATCCCCGTAAAGGATAGCCACGGCAAGCTTACTCCATGGACGCCGTCTATTATTGAAAAAATCTACAACAAGATCAAGGGGCCGCTACCCTTCTATATAAAGCATGATGAACACGCACTCTTCAGACAACCCGTTGGGTATGGNGTTAAGTTCGGCATCACCGACGATCACAGNGACATCACTTACAGCGGATTCGTCTTTGATGANTCTGCAATCAAGAAAATCNTAGAAGAAGGATACAACTGCATCAGCCCCGAGGTCGAAAACGAGTACGATGAGAATGGAGAACTTGTCGATAGTACTCTTCTCGCCATGGCATTTGTTAAAAACCCAGCATTCCCGGGAATGCAAGTTCGGTACGCAAANGCCTTGTTCAGCGAACCCGACGATGAATTAGCCTCAAAAACAGGTGAACCCATGTCTAAAGCAGCAGCCATTGACACTCTGAAGTCCAAGGGACTTACAGAGACAGAGATTGCCTCGATTACGCAGGCATTTGAATCGGTAGAACCTGCAAAGCAGGAAACTCCCGCGCAGCAGCAGGCGCCCCCTGTGCAGTCTACTCCAGCAGAGCATGTCGAACAGAAGTCTGCGCCGCCAGCGGCTCCCGATATATCTGTACTCGAGCAGCGACTTGCNGANCAGGCGGCTGTTATTGCGCAGCTCCAGCAGAAGAACGAGGATCTCCTGAAAGCACAGTATAATATTGTTCGCGATGAAGTNAAAGGTCTTGGCATNAGCGATCCNGATGACATTGTCAAGGGCCTTCCTACCGAGCAGAAGATCTCGATCCTCAGTAAGATGAAGGAAAAGATGGCGCGTACCCAGCCGATGTCTACGCCCGCAGGACAACCTGTTTCTTCTCAGTCTCAGCCCGTTGATCAGCGTGCCAAGATGGCTGCGACCCTCAAAAGCATCGGGATGACTGTTGAAGAATACGAGAAGCTTAAATTCAAGAAGTGATACCCATGTCTTATGGTGGAATTACCAACGAAGCACGTACTCAGCCATTTGTTGCTGAAGACGCAATCCCTAACGCCGGCTATGTCCTTATGCC